TGTGGCTTGATTTACAGCCAATGTGATCGGCCGAGAATCCCCAGCCCCGGAGAGCTTCACAGCTAGTCCTATATACAATAATGCAAAGGACAAGCTAAATCCGCCCTAATCTGGGATGATAATCGTCTTTTTGGGTTTAGAAGGGGGCGTTTTGCTCATTGCGCTGTGTAGGTGAGGCATAACATCATTGAGCATCATTTTGGCCATTGCTGCAGCCTTTTCTTGATGCTCAATTTCCTGCTGTGCTGTGGTCATTTTAGCTTTACGCTCGACCTCAGCTATGATGTTATTGCTTACACCTGCTCGCTTAAGCAGCTGTTTGAGATTCATTTTGCGTTGCTACCAATGTTTCAATTTGTGGACCGGCTTGGGTTTGAATATCTTGAATATAACCAGCGGATGCAATGAAGGGTGCGTTGCCTAAAATCTGTAACAAGCCATTGGTTGCTTTTACAGAAAAACGAAATGTCAAAATCTCATTGTCTAAACCACTGTCAATTACTTTTTCTTCGCTCATTTTTTACTACCTTTCTTTTTAATTGGAAACTCGGGAAATAATGCTTCTCTTGCTGCTAACTTTTCTGGATCAGTGCAATACTGGTCTAGTTCAAACACTCTGCAGTGCATGTCTTGCGCATTCCAAATACGCATATCGTTAAGTAGCTTAATGCCTAATAGCGCATTAGCTACTTCATCTTCTGACATAGGCTTTGGTGCGTCTCCATGATAACGAAAGAACAAATCCAAGTCATCACTGGTCTGCCAACACAGCATGATGGCCTGTTCTAAATCGCCAGCTGTATATTTTTTCATTTCTTTTTCCTAGCAAGTTTTACGGCGTTTTCAAATTCGCCATGAACAAAATACCATTTAGATAGAATCTCAATACCTTTAACTACTTCGGCGTAAGCCTGCGCATCATCTTCGTGTAAATGATTGGGGTTTTTCTTGTAAGCTTTTAGGTCAGCTGTTAGATACACATAGTCTTTAACCAATGCTCCTTGCATAATGGTATCAACCATATCATCATCAATTTCTAAAATCATTTTCCGCACTCCTTTTCTATGCGCGCCTTCATTGTTGGGGTTCGCTTCTCAATCTCTCTGCGGATATACCATTCGGCTTTACGCAGATCTTCAACCGCGTCATGCTTTAGATCAGCCCGCCAAATATACTTCATAGCGTTGCCTAAATTAAAACCCATGTGCTCGGTAATTTGAATGCAATCAACTCCCGATGGGTGACTAGTATAGTGATTAGGCTTGTTGACTGGATCGTGCATGTCTCATCTCCTGTAATTCTTTTTCCATTGCGTGACACTCTTGCATTGTTTCACACACCCATATTCCTATAATGTTTTCGTATCGTTCCAAATCAATATCCTCAACACCGGTGATTGTTTCCATAACATAGTTGCCTTTGTACCGATGTTCAACAATAAAATGACTCATAACTTCAATTCCTTTTTTATAAATTCTACACCTTTTGCAAAGTGATACCGCCAGTATTTTTCAGTCACTCCAATATCCACATAAGTTAAGCCATCTAAAAACGATTCGATTACAAATTGTTGTTTATGGGGCATTCTTTCTGATATTAAACGTTTGATGTCCTCAATGTCTTCTGGGTCCCACGGAAGCCAACCCTCAATTATATGCGAAGATATGTTGTCTGTATCATCTTGTTCAATTGGATCAATGTCTTCATCTGATAATCGTGGCGCAACTGCATTTATTTTGTGTTTTATTTTTTTTGTTAGTTTCATAACCTGTAATCAAAAATCGCTGCTGCGTAAATATTGCCCATACCTGCTGCAAGGCTTAACATTAAACCATCTGGAACATTTGCTGGCTCAGATAAAAACACTTTGTCCTCTTCTGTACGGTTTTTAATCGCTGGTACCAGATCGTTTTTTACATCGTCTAGTAACAGACACGTTTCTAACAATCCACTAGCGGCAACTGTATGGCCAATGTGCTGTTTGTACGATGTGGCAATAAAACTATCTAGCGTTGCATTTAAAGCGTTTTTCTCTGCTGTGTTATTCGTTGGTGTTCCAGTGCCGTGAGTCTTAACTAATTTAATAGCACTAGGAATTACTTTAGCCGCATCCAAAGCCCCGCGGATAGCGCGTTGGTAACCTTGACCATCAGGACGTTGCCCAATTGGATTAGAGTTTTGTTCTGCAGATATCCATGCGCTTAACAATTCAGCGTTAACGTATGACTTGTTTTTATTTACAGCGCGCTCTGATTCAAATACAGCTAATGCAGCGCCTTGGCCAATAATAAATCCGCTGTTTTTACTATCAAAGGCGGACGGTACAGCTCCTTTTTCTTCATCAGCAATTAAAATATTTGCTTTTGTTTGGCCAAAAAATTCTAACGTCATTTTAGATGAGGGATCTTCTAATGCCAAAATAATTACACGATCAAAACCTAAATTATCAATTAAGTTTTTTGCATCCATCATGCACTTGATGCCCGATGCACAAGCGCTAGCATCTGTTGCAACATAATCATATGCTTCAAATATAGAAGCCATGCGACCGGCAAAAATATTTGTCATGGTGAGCATGCCCATCTTGTATGTATAGTCTAGCTCACTTGGTCTATCTTGATCTTTTGCTTTACCTCCAGCCCAGCCTTGAGATCCTCCGGCTAAAAGAAACGCTGTTTTTCCATAAACTGGATTATCTCTAACATAGTCAACTATTTCTTTTGTGGCAACTCGATTTGCCATTTCGTGCGGTACATACGACAGACCTGTTTTTACGCGGGCGTATAGTTCTGGCATCCAGTGTATGCGTTGTGGGTACACTAAATCTGATAGTACTGTTGTATCCGTTGTGCTAAGCGTTTTGTATTTTGTTAAATAAGTTTTCATATTAAAACGCTATGTTTTTAATTGCTTGCTCAATTGTTTCCGGATTTTTAGTGGCATGTTTTTGATACAAAGTAAAGCATTCGCCAACGTTTTGTGGTTGTAACTCTTTGGCAACTTCTTCTGACACACCGTACACTTCTGCAAAGTAGATACATACCATAATGGTATCCAAACTATCTAAACCAACATCTGCAAACGTATCTTCCAGTGAATTTGCTTTGATTTCATCAAAACTCGCTGGCCTTGCTTGCTTTACAATTGCGTTAAATAGTTCTAGCTTATCCATTTTTTTCTCCTAACTATAATAATGCAAAATTTAGGGCGTTTAGCAAAGCATCTTGTAAATTTATTTTTCCATCCAATACTTTGACTACTTGCTCGTCAATACTATTGGACAAAACTAAATGGTGTAAGATGACCGGGACCGTTTGCCCTTGGCGGTAAACCCGGGCGTTGGCTTGGATGTAGTTCTCTGAGCTCCATGGCAAGTCATACCATACGGTTTGTGCTGTCTCTCCAACGTTGCACTGGAGATTAAGCCCGATGCCCCCTGATTGTGGGTGTGCGAGTAGCATACGAATCTGGCCACTACGCCACGCCTCAATGTTGTCATCGTCCAAGACCACGGCGTGCGGGAAAGTCTGCCGAATCCTTTGCAAGCTGTGCTTGAAGTGGTAGAAGACAAGCGCAGGGGAGGAGGACTCTTCCATGATCGACTCAAGACGTTCCAACTTAGCACAGTGTATTTCTTGCGTTTCTCCTTCTTCGTTATAAACGGCGCCCGATGTGAATTGGAGCAGCTTGTTCGCCAACGCGGCTGCTGTTGGAGCAGTGATGCGTTCTTTTTTGATGTCCACAACCATGTTTTTTTTAAGTTGCTCATACTGGATTCTTACCGATTTGTCGATTTCAACTTGGTGATAAAGCGTTGTAAGAGCCGGTAGCTGTAGGTAATCCTCAGCTTTAAGACTAAAACAAATATCTGAAATCTTATCTTTAATAATCTGATCTGCATTTTCCTTTAATTTCCAACTATATACCACGCGTGTATGGCGGTTCATTTGGTCTGGTGTCATATATTTGTCCCTAAAGCGGGTCAAACTAGTTTCCAAACGTTCCCCTAAATCCAATATACCCACCTGAGACCAGAGATCTCCTAGTCCCTGAGGGGTGGGTGTGCCCGTAAGAATTAAACGCCTCTGGAAGCCTTTTAAATGCTTCTTAAGCGCCTTAAAACGCTTAGTGCTCGGGTCTTTAAAACGGGATGACTCATCAATCACTAAGTTAGTGAACACTAACTTAGGCTGGGCGTCGCAAAGCCATGCTACGTTTTCAAGATTTATTAGATAAATGTCTGAGGTCTTCGATAATGCGTCT